CTGGTACACCATAGGAGATAATATGAACAAAGATAAAATAATAGACAAGATAGAAAAGAAAATAGATAGCATTGAAAAGTTACATGATAAAGAATCAATGATGTGCGAAGAAGTCAAAGATTTACTTGCTGATTTAAGAGATGATGTTGAAGATGAAAAATGGGAAGATGATTCACAAGATGATTTTGATGAAGATAATGATGACGAAGATATTGACGAAGAAGAAGAAAACTAATAAAAGGACTTATGGCTAAAGACATTAAATTATACAAAGATGGGAATGAAGTTATAATAAACGAAACTCAACTTGATAATTTTTTAGATTTAGGTTGGAAACAAACAAAAGAAGAAAAACCTAATCAGTTAAAATCTTCTTTTAAACAAAAACAAATTAAAGATAAGGAATAACACGATGGCAACACACTTTGGTAAGGAAGGCGTAGTAAAAGCTGGTGGAACAGGTATTGGTGAACTAACAGGTTACACACTTGAAACTACTGCTGATGTCGTAGAAGATACTCAATTATCTGATGCAACAAAATCATTTGTAGCTGGAAGAACATCGTTTTCAGGAACTTTAGAAATGAGTTATGATGAAACTGATTCTCCACAACAAACATTAACTGCTGGAACATCAATAGCTTTTATATTAGGGCCTGAAGGAGATGGTTCAGGAGATGAAATTTTTACAGGCACAGGAATTATTACAGGAATGAGTGTAAATGTTACATTGGATGGAATAACTACTAGATCAGTTACTTTTCAAGGAACAGGAACATTAACAAGAGGAACTGCTTAATATTAATTTATGTCAGTTATAGATAGAGTAAAAACTCATTTTGAGACTCTGCAAACTATTACTATTGAAGTTCCTGAATGGAAAGACGAGCATGGTAATCCATCTGTTTTTTATTCAGAGCCATTAACACTTGAACAGAAAAATATTATTTTTAAAAAATCAAGCAACTTTCAAGATTTAACAGTTCTTGTTGATTTATTAATGATGAAGCTTATGATTAAAAATGACAAAGGCGATTTAGTTAAGGCTTTTGACCCATTTGATAAACTTGCTTTACAAAAAAAAGCAGACTCAAATATTATTGCAACAATAGCAAATAGAATACTAGCAGACACATCACTAGAAGAATCTGTAAAAAAGTAAATAGCGACCCTGACATACAATCTTTGTTAGTGGTTGCTGATAGACTTAAATTACCAATTCAAAAAGTATTAGATATGCCCATCAGCCATTATAATCTTTGGATAGCCTACTTGAAAAAAGAGCAAGATGAGTATAAAAAACAAAAGAACTTAGCAGAAGCAAGGAAATATAAATAATGGCACAAAAATTAAATATAGACATAGTAGCACGAGATAAAACTAAACAAGCATTAGGTAATGTTCAAGGTGCTTTATCAAAAGTTAAAGGTGCAGTATTTAATTTGCAAAATGCTTTTATTGGTTTAGGTGCTGGTCTAGTCATTAGAAATTTAGTTAATACAGGAAAAGAATTAGAAAACTTACAAGTCAGATTAAAATTTTTACTTAAAGATACAAATGAGGGTGCAAAGGCTTTTGACAATATGGTTAAGTTTGCATCTAAAGTTCCTTTTTCTCTTGAAGAAATACAATCAGGTTCAGGTATATTAGCAACTGTTACAGACAATGCTGAAGAACTACAAAAAATGTTAGAAATAACAGGTAATGTTGCGGCTGTTACAGGATTAGATTTTAGAACTACGGCTGAACAAATACAAAGGTCATTTAGTGCTGGAATAGGTGCGGCAGATTTATTTAGAGAAAAAGGTGTTAGAAATATGCTTGGCTTTAAAGTTGGTGCAACAGTTTCTATTGAAGATACAGTATTAGCTTTTGAAAAAGTATTTGGTAAAGGTGGTAGATTTGGAAAAGCTACTGATGAATTAGCACAAACTTTCACAGGAACTTTATCAATGATTGGCGATAAAATATTTAGTTTTAAGAAAACTATATTAGAAGCTGGTTTATTTGAAAGTTTAAAAAAAGAGTTCGGTGCGTTAGATAAATTTTTAGAAGAAAACTCAAAACAAATAGACAAAGTAGCACAAGATATTGGAATTGCTTTAGGATTTGCCGTTAAAAAACTTGCAGATGCAGTTGTTGTTATCAAGAACAACATGAATACATTTAAAAATGTAATAATGATTTTAATATCAGTTAAAGTAGTTACATTATTTACTAACTTAGCCATAGCCGTAACAAATGTTGCAAAAGCCATGATGTCATTTGGATTCGCAACTTTATTTACCAAAGGCGGTTTATTAGGTATTGCAAAAGCAATAGCCAAAGGTGGTGCAATATTTATAGCATTTAAAGGTATGGAAAAATTATTTGATGATATGAAAAACAGTTTTGAGGATTTTTCTGATGGTGTAAAAAATAGCTTACCTGATGCAAGAGATTTACATAAAGTTATGGTTCAAACAAAAAAAGCAGTATTTGATATGGCTAAAGTAGAAGAATCTATTGCAAAAGCAAAAGAAAAAGAACTTAAATTACAAAACTTTTTATTAGAAGAACAAAATAAAAAAAGATTAAAATTTAATCAATTAATAAATGACCATAAAACTACTAGCGAACAAGTATTAGAAAAAATTAAAGAACAAAATTCAGAGTTTAGTTTATCAAATGAAATTTTTGGATTTATTAATAGAGGTATAGATTCTTTTTCAAGAGGATTAGCTGAATCATTAATATTAGGTAAAAATATAAAAGAAACATTTAGTAATATGGCAAAAACATTAGCAGTAGAAGTGTTAAGTCAGTTAATTTCTGTGATTGCTAAAAAAGGAGTAGAACTAGCTATTGAAAAATTAATTACAGCAGAACATAAAAAACGAGCCGCTTTAAGTGGTGGTGGTTCTTTATTTAATATGGCAAGATCATTTTTAGGTTTTGCTAAAGGTGGAGCAGTAGCAAAAGGTCAGCCTGTTGTAGTTGGAGAAAGAGGGCCTGAAATGTTTGTACCAAATAGCACAGGTCAAATAACACAATCAGCAAGAGGTACATCTGCTGGACAAACAACAGTTAATTTTAACATAAATACTTTAGATGCAAGTGGTTTTGATGATCTATTAGTAAGAAACAGAGGAACTATTACACAAATAATTAATAACGCAGTTAATGAAAGAGGGAGTAAAAATCTAATCTAATGTCAGGTGCTTTTCCAATATCTAATTCTAAATTTGAAACAATGGGCATCAAGTCTATTCAGAATACAATTATATCCAAATCACAATCTGGTAAAAAACTTGCAAGACAAATTGACAATCAAAGATTTGGTTTTACTGCAAGAATAATAACTGCAAAAAGATCAGATGTTTATGGAGAACTTATGGCATTTATTGTTAAACAAAGATCAGGTAAAGAAAACTTTACAATAATCCCACCTGAAATAGAAGATGCTAGAGGTAATGAAACAGGAACAGTTTTAGTTAATGGAGTTCATGCAGTAGGAGACACAACTATTGCTATGGATGCTTTTGCTGGAGATGGTGCTGGTAGATTTAAAGCTGGAGATTTTTTAAAATTTGCGTCACATGATAAAATTTATATGGTTGTTTCTGATGTTACAAGTTCATCTAATGCGGCAACTGTTACAATAGAGCCACCATTAATTACTGCTTTAGCAGATGATTCATTAGTGACTTATGATAATGTTACTTTTACAGTTCATTTAACAAGTGATATTCAAGAGTTTGGTGTTGCTGGTGCTGATAAAGATGGAAATTTATTGTATCAATTTGAATTTGATGTCGAAGAAACTCTATAAAATTAAGTATTACATAAATGTTGATGTATTAGCAGAAGAAATAGTTAATGCTGAAGATATAGATGTTAAAAATTTAAAATTGAATAATAACGAGTTTCCTAGTAAAAATGCAAAATGGATTATTTATGATACAATGAAAATAACAAGAAAAATTATAGAGGATTATGACGAGATCACTAACGACAGCAGTAAAGAACGAACTAGCAACAAATGATATTAGACCAATACACCTTATCACTATTGGTTTTGCTACTCCTGTTAATCTCACAGATTGTTCATTTTCATTAACATCATCAGTATCAGGATCATCAGTTACATATAGTGCAAGTGATTTTATACTAGGTATTTCTAATCACACAGAAGAAACAGATATAACTAAATCAAGTGTAAGTATTAGTTTATCAGGTGCAGATCAAACATTTATATCAACAGTTTTAAATGAAAATGTTGTTAATGATAGTGTAGATATTTATAGAGGATTTTTAAATGACTCTAATGCTTTAATTGCTGATCCATTTTTATTGTATAGAGGAAAAATAGATAGCTTTGATATTTCAGAAACAGATAAAGCAAGTGTAGTTGGACTTCAAATAGTTTCTAATTGGGCAGATTTTGAAAAAAAAAATGGTCGTAAAACAAACAATACATCTCAACAGAGATTTTTTAGTTCTGATGTAGGTATGGATTTTTCATCACAAACAGTTCAAGATATTAAATGGGGTAGAGCATAATGGGTCTAGGAAAATTTATTTCAAAATTTATACCAAGTCCAATAACAAAGATTTTTACAAATCCTTTAATTTCATTAGGTGTTTCATTATTTCTTGCATGGATATTAAGACCAAAAGTTCCAGAAGTACCTGACTTTGGTACAAATGAATTTGACGATTTTGAACGAGGTATATTATTAAATAAACAATCTAATGACGCAAATATTCCTATAATTTATGGAGAAAGACTTGTCGGTGGTACCAGAGTCTTTATGGAAACTTCAGGCACAGATAATACTTACTTATATATGGCAATCGTAATGGCAGAGGGAGAGATAAACGATATAGAAGAAATAAGAGTAGATGATAAAGCTGTTACTTGGGCAAGTTCATTATCTGATGGAACAGAAGTAGAAGTAGGAAGTGGAGATAGTAATTTTTACAAAAATAGTGAAAGCTTAATAAGAGTTGAGCCTTTTTATGGCACAGATAGTCAAACCTCATCTGACTTATTATCTACATTATCATCTTGGGGAAGTAATCATAGATTAAGAGGTTTATGTTATTTAGCTTTAAGGTTTAAATGGAATCAAGACGCATTTACAGGAATCCCAAAAGTTCAAGCAAAGATACAAGGTAAAAAAGTAGTATTTTATAATTCAGGTCTTGCGGCTCAAACTGCGGCATACAAAACAAATCCAGCTTGGTGCTTATTAGATTATTTAACAAACGCAAGATATGGAAAAGGTATTGCTGTTTCAGAAATAGACTTACAATCTTTTTATGATGCTTCAGTAGTTTGCGAAACTCAGGTTACACCATATTCAGGTGCGAGTGATATAAATATATTTGATACAAATACAGTTATAGAT